ATCGCCAATTGATAGGTTTGTTTGCGCAATCTCGCTTTTGCAGGTCGCCGTATTTACGAATTCCAGTTTTGGATGTCCTACAAAAAAGCCTATCCCTACGCTGCCTTTTACACAATATACTTCATTAGGTTTAGTTTGCAAATTTAAAGAGCTTTTGGCTTCGGTTTTAGCCCAAATCTCATAATTCTTATTTGCGTCCAGCGTTGTTTCTAAATATCCTTTAGGGCGAAGCGTGCCGATAGTAGCGTTTTTATCTTTGTTGTCTACGTGAATATCGTAAGAGATAGCGCTGCCGCCAAATCCGCCCTCTCGATAAACATATAACAAAGCCTTGCCTTGTTCCGCCTGCTTAAATTCTTTGAAGCTTGGCCCTTTAGCAGAGCACCCCGCAAACATAAAAGCCGCAACCGCTGCGGTCAACGCAAATGAAACTTTTTTCATTTTTCTACTCCTTACTATAAAAATTTGCTATTTCAATGATTTTTTGTGAGTGCTTGTATATGTCGTCTATGCTATTTATAAGAATTTTATCCTCATTCTTATTTTTATCCATAATCCCGATATATTTTTTATTTTCCGAGAGATAAAGCCTGCATATGGTCTTTCGATTATTATCGTCGAATAGGATTGCGAAGTATGATTGGGCGTCGCGGTAAAATACCCTATCTAGTTGCACTGATCGGCATAAAATAGCGCGAATGATATGGAAAGCCTCTATTTCCTCGTCCGTGGTTATAATTTTAGGCATCTTGATCTCGTCGCTTACATCCGTGTTTGGTTTTGTCTCTTTGTTTAGTGCTGCTTCTAGTCTTTCATTGACGTTTTCGCTAATGTATTGAGACAACAGGTCTTTTATAAGCCCCGAGAATTGATCGATTATCCTCTCCGTAACAACCCCGGTATATACTTTTTTGATAAAAAATTTGATAAATTCCTTACCGGGCTCTTTCATTTCGTCCGCTATCACGCTTCTAAACTCATTTGAGTATTTTAAAGTGTTTGCGGTGCTAAGTATTTCATCAAAATTAAAGCTTTCTTTTTGAAATTTTAATAGCTCGGAAAGATGGCTGTCTTTCATTTTTAGAATATTAAAACTTAAAAACGGCGTCGTATCCATTTTATTTTTCTCGTCTAGGTCTGTAAAAAATTTATATGTTACGCCGTTCGTAAGTATGGCAAATTTTGCCGAGCTGGAAGTGAAATATCTAAAAAGCTGAGATTCGTTACCCGCGTTAAGATCGGCGCCCGCTTTTTTGCATTCTATGAGGATTATGGGCTCGCCGTCTTTAAAAATCGCGTAGTCTATCTTTTCTCCTTGTTTAATCCCCACATCTGCCGTAAACTCCGGGACTACTTCGTTTGGGTCAAAAACATCATACCCCAAAGCCCTAATAAACGGCATAATAAAGGCATTTTTTGTAGCCTCTTCCGTGCAAACGCTATTTTTGGTGCTTTCTATTTTTGTGGCAATATCCCGTATTTTGTTTTTAAATTCCGCAAAATCCATTTTTGCCTCCTTATTTTTTTTGTTTAGGAATTATACTACTAAAAATATTATCAATAATAATAAAATTTAAGCATTGTTTAATATTACTTTTGATAATATTCTCCCATCAAAACCAAGGTGACCCACACCTAGCCCGCGTCGGGTAGAAGCTACGGGAAGCGTCCGTATGGATACGACAATCCATACCCGAGTAACCGGCCCCGATAGCGACAAGTTCGGGGGTAGAAAAATCCTTGTCTTTAAGACGATAGTAGCGCAACGGCAGAGCAGAAGCAAAGGAGCTTCGTTGTTGCGGGTTCGACTCCCGCCTATCGTCTCCATATCCATAAATGAGCCTCCATTTGCCTTGCTCCTTAGGCGGTTAAAAATCTTTGCTGTATCTTTTCGAATGAAATTTTAAATTGGAGGCTCTTTTATGGATATTTTTTTAAGGAGAAAACGATGGAAAATCAAGAGTTTCAAGACGCTGCGGCAGAGTTCGCGGATAGCATTTCGGATTATCTGCACTCCGTAGCGGATCATCTATGCGAAGTTTCACAGATGAGCGGAATGAGCGTAGGTGATCTGCTGATAGACCTCGCACTACTAGCAAGGGTGGCAGAGCGAAAAAAGGAGAATGACGATGCTACGGCTGATGCTACGGCTTCTGAAAAAGCTATTTAGAAAGCATACGAAATTTACGATCTCAAACCTAAGATTTGGGATATTGAAAGGGTAAAAAAATGAGTTTAAAAGATTTTAAATTTTACCTCTCATTGATGAGGGTTGATAAATACACGACGATCGGCGATTTTATCGCGTTTGTTAAATCTTACAATGCAAAGGACGAGGAATGAGCGAAACAATGGAGCTAATCGTATCATACGAGGCAAAAACGGCAGATAATCAAATTCTAACTACGAATTTTGAGGAGATCAAAGCGAGCGTAGCGATGCAGGTGGAAAAATACTCGATCGAAGTAACCGACGAGAACATCCCCGAAGCCAAAAAGGTGATGGCGAATTTCAACAAAGTCAAAGCCGCAATCGGCGACCGTTATAAGTTTTTCATCGACAAGCTTTCGGCGCCTATCAATCAGCTAAAGACCGAGAAAAAAGAGATCGAAGCTATCATCACCGACGGACGTCAAAAGATAGCCGACGGCGTGGCGGCTTTTGAAAACGCCAAGCTAGAGCAGATCGCGGAGCGCATAAACGAATACGCAAGGAGCCTCTGCGATGAAAAAGGGCTAAATTTTGAGCGTATAAATGTAAGCGATCTAATCAAATTAAGCGCAGTGACTGCTGCGGGATCTCTTGCTAAGCCTACAAAGGAGGCTATCGAGGGCAAAATTGCCACTTTAGAAAACGAAATTTTGCAAGCCAAGCTAGCCGAGCAAGAAAAACAAAGGCGCGATGCAGAGATAGCAGAGCGCGCAAGAAAAGAAGCGGAGGAGAGGGCCGCGCGAGAAAAAGCAGAGCTGGAGGCGCAAGCAAAGGCTAGAGAGGCTGAAATTCTAGCGCGAGCCGAAAGAGAGAGGCAAGAAGCCGCGCAAAGAGCGGAGCGCGAAAAACAAGAGGCGGTCGAGCAAGCCGCGCGCGAAGCGGCAGAGCGCGCAAAAACGGAGGCAAATAAGCAAGCTTTTTACGAGGCGCAGCGCGAAGTCTTACAAAAGCCGCGCGACACAGGAGATGGTAAGGTTATCTATACGATCCGCGCCGAGTTTGAGGTAAAGGCCATCGCAAACGCTTCGCACGAAAAACTAGCAGCAAAAATCAAAGATATGTTAGCCGCGGCGGGCATAACAAACCTAAGCAAAATCGAGGTGTTAAATGCTTGAAATAGATTTGGGCGGGCTTAAGGGGTTTAAATACCCCCCAAACACGATGATAAAAGGCCTATCAAATAAAGACTACCACGAGGCGGGCGGGCTAAGTTCGACCCGTTTCGATTTGATACGAAAAAGCGTGAGAGCCTTTAAATTTAGGCATAAATTCGACTTTTGGAGGCCTTGTTTCGACGAGGGCACGCTTTGCCACGACTGCATTTTGACGCCCGAAAATATCGAAAAAACCTACATCGAAAGCCCGACGGCGGGGCTCGACACCAAAAAGGCCGATGAGCTACGCGAAGCAAACCCGGATAAAATCGTAGTAGGCAAAGGGATGATAGATCATTACCTAGAAATTTCCAAGGTTGTTAACGACTTCGTGCCGTTTTTGCGATACGCCGAAAAGGAAGTGAGCTTTTTCCACTATCACAAAGACGCGGATTTGCTTATGCAAGCGCGACCTGATATTTACATCCGTAAAATGGGGCTGCTTTATGATCTAAAAAGTACGAAAGCTAACAACAAAGACGAGTTTGAGAAGCTGATCGAGCCGTATAATTACGACCTATCGCTAGCTTACTATACCGACGTTTTAAACCTTTGCGGATATAAAACTTCGCTCAAATACACGGGGTGGCTTTGCGTGCCTAAATCTGCGCCGCATATCCCGTTTTTAGTGCGGGCAAGCGAGGAGTTGCTAGAAAAAGGCCGCAGTAAATACCAAGAGCTCTTAACTCGGTATATGGACTACATCGCCGCCGAAAAAGAATACGGCGAGGAGAATATGGAGCTTATTTATTCCGACATCGCTAAAGATGAGGCGCACAGCTACGAATACCGCAAAGAAAATTACGTAAATGCGGCTTAAATTTAAAGGATAAAAAAATGAAAGTAAAAGCAAGTTTTAGAGGCATTGAGATAGAAACAGACGTTGAGCCCGTGAATGGCGGCTATTTTAGTTTGGATTTCAACGGGGCTTATTTAATGGAGATATTTTACGACGGCAAAGAGTTTTACCCTACTGGCCCAATAATGGACGGCTGGGGCAACCGCGATGTTCCCTTTGAAAACAGCGAAGTAAAGATTGAAAGGATAGACAAATGAACCAAGTAACAACGCAAAACACCCCACAAGAGTGGCTAAGCGATGAGAACAAAAGGATTATAAGAAAACAATTTTTTCCGCCGAATGCGACGGATAGCGATATGCAATACTGCATAGCGGTAGCCAAAAGTTTTAATTTAAACCCGATCTTAAAACAGATATTTTTCGTTGAGCGAAAAGCCAAAATAAATGGGGAATGGCACTCTAAAATCGAACCACTCGCAGGGCGCGATAGTTTTTTAACCTTAGCACATAGAAGCGGCAAGTTTGCCGGCATTAAGAGCGACTGCTTTTTAAAAGACAAGCCCGTTTTCATAAATGGGGAGTGGCAGAATAAAAAAGAGCTAGTAGCTATCGCGCAGGTCTATAAGAAAGGACATGAGACCCCTTTTGAAGCGGAAGTTCGATATGACGAATATGTCCAGAGGACAAACGACGGAAGAATAACTAAATTTTGGGCAGAAAAGCCCGAAACGATGCTAAAAAAAGTAGCCGAAAGCCAAGCTTTACGTAAGGCTTTTGATATTTCAGGGCTCTATTCTATTGACGAAAACGAGGATGATAATGAGCCGATCAAAGAGGGGCAAACCAAAATCACAAAACAGCCGCAAAGCTTAAATGAATTTCTAGCCAAAGCCGCGCAGAAAAAGGCAGAGCCCGTGGAGGAGATCATCGAAGCCGCGCCGCTAGAGATAGACGTAAGCAAGGAAGTGCTACCGCTTGACGCTCTACAAAGCGAGCTAGTGGCAAGAGGCATAGACGAAATCGAAGCGGAAAAGCGGATGGAAAGGCTAAGCCCTGATGAAGCGAGGGCATATTTAGCCGATCCAAATTCGATTGACGCATTAGCGGAGGAGTTGAAAAGTGAATAAAGTCGTTTTAATCGGAAATTTAACCCGCGATATCGAGCTAAGATACACGCAGAGCGGATATTGCGTCGGAAACTCGGGTATCGCCGTAACGAGAAAATTTAAGAACGCGCAAGGGCAAACGGCGGAGGAGACCTGCTTTATCGACCTGAAGTTTTTCGGGCGCACGGCGGAGGTCGCCAATCAATACCTCCGCAAAGGCTCAAAGCTTGCCGTAGAGGGGCGGCTCAAGCTGGAGCAGTGGCAGGATCAAAGCGGACAAAACCGCAGTAAGCACGTAGTAGAGGTAGAGAGCCTAGAGATGCTAGGCAGCCCTCAAAATTCGGGCGGCACGCAAAACTACACTCAAAGCGGCGGAGCGCAAAGCAGGGCGGGAAAGCCCGCCGCCGATAAATACGATGACGGCGGCGACACGATCCCGTTTTAAGGAGGAAGCGATGGATGACGCAGAGTGGCTAAACGAACACGGCGACTTCGATGAGTGGCGCGTCGCAGCAGAGGCGCAATGGTGGGAGGATTACGGAGCTGACGCGGCGTATGACAGAGAGATAGACGACGCGGAATATTTCGCGCAAAGAGAGCCCTATGTGGATGAATGCTAGAGAATTCGCAAGGCGCGAGGGTAAAAAGCTCTACGTGATAGACGTGCAGGCTAGTAAAGACCGAAAGATCGGACGCACGGATCGCTTTCGTAAAGTAGGCAGAGTGCTACAGATAGAGACGGAGCACTACTATCTAGCCTTTAAAGATCCGATCACGCCTGCACTGAAAGAGCGAATAGAGCGGCTTTATTATGAGGCGATCGAATTAGTTGCAGGCGATTATGAGCTTGCTTGGATAGCGCACAAGGGCACGGGTTCGCCGCACTTAAATGTGCTTCAGCGCTTTTTGCGCTTCAAGTGGCATCGTGGCGGAAAGATAGTAGAGAAAATGTGCGAGAACCTAGAGGCGCTTTTGGCAATGAGCGAGGAAGCGCGCACAGAGTTTCTGGCTCGTGAGCGGGAGGCTATGAGAGAAGCAAATAGAGCAAAAGGAAGTGCAGAGTGAAACTATACAACGATCATTTTCAAAATTTTAAGCGCTACGGCATACCCAAGGCGCAGCTAGTGATCGCGGACATCCCTTATAATTTGGGGGCGAATGCTTACGCAAGCAACCCCGTGTGGTATGTGGGCGGCGACAATGCAAACGGGGAAAGCAAACTAGCGGGCAAAAGCTTCTTTGATACGGATGAAAATTTTAAAGTCGCCGAGTTTATGCACTTCTGCTCCAAAATGCTAATCAAAGAGCCTAAAGAGGCTGGACGAGCGCCCGCAATGATAGTATTTTGCGCTTTCGAACAGCAAGCGCCATTAATCGAGCTTGCCGCACGCTACGGCTTCGCACACTACATAAATTTAGTGTTTCGTAAAAAATCCTCCTCGCAGGTCTTAAAAGCCAATATGCGAATAGTCGGTAATTGCGAATATGCGCTCATCTTTTACCGCGACAAGCTCCCAAAATTTAACGGCGGCGGCAGAATGAGGATGAACTGCATAGACTGGGTCAGCGACGGCGCAAGCGTGCCGAAAATACACCCGACCCAAAAGCCCGTGAAGTTGCTTGAATACCTTATCTCGCTATTTACCGACGCGGGGGATGTAGTGATCGATCCGTGTGCAGGGAGTGGCAGCACTTTAGTAGCGGCAGAAAATTTAGGGCGCAAGTCTTACGGATTTGAGATCAAAAAGGATTTTTTTAAAGCGGCGCACGAGCGGATGTTTAAAGCCGTGCAGAAAAAGCTATTCGTATAAAAGGATAAAAAATGAGCTATAAAACAGAGTTACAAGAGCTCCAAAGGGAGCTTACGGAGATCAATATCAAAAAACGCAAGATAGAAAAAGAGTTTGCCGTAGCCGCAAGAAGTCTAATCGCCGACAGCTTTCCTTTCGGAGATATCCAAAAAACCATTTACGGGATAAAATTACCTCTTTCAACGAATGGAAAATTTAAATGCTCCAAAACGATGACTTACGATAATTTGTTTTTAGGCGACGTGACCTTTCGGCTTTATCACGAAAAGGATCAAACCGAAAAGGTCGAAAAGGCAA